ATCTTACGCCTTCTATACTTGAACATCTGGAATCCGAAGCGATGAGATTGAACTTTTTGGTAAAGGGTAATACTTTGGATGTATAAGTCTGATTTTATTATCGATAAAGACATTCTTGATGAGATTTATGAAGAGATGGTACAGATCATTTCTCCTAGATTTCCGGCACGTGTCACTAGCTCCTCTCCGAATGAACCACGGGGAGTCGTAAACTATGACCACAGAAAAGTAGTTCAACATGCTTGTCACCCTAACATATATCCCGAATTTTGTGAACAACTCAACAACTTTGTTGATGACGGAACCAAAGTTAATCAGCTCGATTTATTACGATATCGCACTGGAGATTTTTTTGGCGTTCACCAAGACGGTGGAGAACATCACAACAGGGTGTGGAGTACTATCACTGTCATTCATTATTCAGAAGATTATGAAGGTGGCGGTTTAGTTCTTTATGATAACGATCCACACAAAAATTCTGGCCATGTTGAAACTCCTATTCCCTTGGAGGTTGGACAAACTGCTATATTCAATTCAAACATTTTCCATGAAGCAAAACCTGTAGTCAAAGGCGAGAGGTGGGTAATTGTTGCTTGGTTGGGGACTTGACAAATCTTATAAATACTGTTACTATATAATGGTATTCTTGAAATACACTGAAAACACATTGCATACGTTGTACATACTAGGAGAAAATATATGTCTTTTGCAAATCTCAAAAGTCGCTCAGGCGACATCTCTAAACTTGTCTCTGCTGCTCAAGAGGCGTCTGGTCAAACCCAAACTACAAACAAGTACGAAGATACTCGTAAGTGGAAACCAACCGTAGATGAAAGCGGTAACGGTTACGCTGTGATTCGATTCCTTCCGGCAACGGAAAGCATGGAAACACCTTGGGTTCGTTATTGGGATCACGGGTTCAAAGGCCCAACGGGTCAATGGTATATCGAAAAGTCTTTGACTACCATTGGTCAGAAAGATCCTGTATCTGAACTGAACTCTCGTTTGTGGAACTCTGGTATCGAAGAGGACAAGGAAACTGCACGTAAACAGAAGCGCCGTCTTCACTATGTGTCAAACATCCTTGTGGTCAACGATCCTTCTAACCCTGCCAACAACGGCAAGGTGATGATCTATGAGTATGGTAAGAAGATCTTTGACAAGATCATGGATCTTATGCAACCACAATTTCCTGGCGAAGAACCAGTCAATCCTTTTGACTTCTGGAACGGTGCAGACTTCGAACTGAAGATTCGCAACGTTGCTGGTTATCGGAACTATGACAAGTCAGAGTTTAAGGGAACATCTGCTTTGTTTGAAGCAGACGAAGTAAAACTTGAAGCGACATACAATCAGTTGTATGATCTCAACGAGTTTGTTGATCCCGCTAACTTCAAGTCGTATGAAGAACTGGAAGGTCGTCTTGGTCTTGTACTAGGAACTGCTGTAGGTTCTAATGTGACTGCGAAGAACGAGGCTTTGTCTCAGACTGCAGAAGCGAACGTTGGTCGTTCTGCACCCGAACCTGAAATAGTAGTTGCGCCTGCACCTACTGTCGGTGCGGAAGATGACGAAGAGGACACTCTGTCTTACTTTGCCAAGATGGCACAAGAAGACTAATCACAAGGGGACGCAAGTCCCCTTTTTCTTATCCACCATATGCATAGGTACGATCATTCTGATCTACTGTTGGTAGGTTCTGATCCATCACTGCAGTAGTACTCTGAGTACTGTTGTTGTTTACTGTCTGTTGTTGCGGAGCAGCGACTACGACATTAGTTGCACCACCAGATTGTGCATTTTCTTTTGACATCGTATCAAGATCATTACCACGTACAGTCTGTGGAGTAATATCTGGACGTTTCGGTTTTGCTTCCAGTGCGTCCATTTCAGCAAGGAAATCAGCGGTATCTTTATCAATCTTTGCTTGAGCCTGCTGATCTGATTTGAATATTCGTTGTCTTCTCTTTTTACCAGTAACAGGATCAATGAATTCGTCACCATAAACATCACCCTTTTCATCAACCATTGTGTTAGGATCTACCACACCAACCTCAGTTGCCTCTCGCTGTTGCTGTCGTCTCCTCTCCCTATCCTTTGTTTTTAACTGATATTCCTCTGATGATGTATCGATGCCCCTTTCTTGGTCTCTTACTTGTGCGATTGCTTCACGTTGACTCATACCGCTTTTCATTTTTTCTTGTACTTCTTTTCGGAGTCTATCCTCTTTCTCTTCGTCAGACTCACCGAACCCAAGGAAATCTCCAACCGCACTTATAGCACCACTTGCTAAATTTTTAATATCTTCCATACTTGGAATCAAACCAAGTACAAAGTTTTTAATGTTTTCGATTAGGTTGTTGATCGGTTCCATCAAATACGCAATAGGGTCTTCTGCTGAGAATACTCCTGTTATAAACTCTGAGAACATTTTAGGCAAGTTTTTCACAAAGTCTATAATACCTTCGAATGTATCAATGAAACTAAATTCATCTAACCAAGCAGCCGCATCTTCTTGACCAAAGATACTAAGAAGGGCAGAAACACCATTCTTCACTAGATCCAGAATAGCAACATTGAACTTATATGGAAGCGTAATAATAAATTCTGCCACTGCACCAAAACTGAATCCGTCTTGGAAAGGTTTCATCAAACCTGCCCAAGCATTCTTTAGTACATAGACAATACCATCAAAGAACTTGACAAAACCGTCAGTGATTGAATCTCCAATTTTTTGAAACAGTTCACCAAAACTGAACGAGTCAAGAAGTTTAGAGAAGTTTTCAAATCCTAGTTTACCTGCAATCCAAGAGACCGCACCTTTGATTAGATCCAAAGGCATAGCAACCAGACCTTTGAGGACACCCGTAATCGCACCGCCAAGACCGCCAATCAATTTATTGAAACCTCCAATCTGACGCTCTTGTCCTGATTGGAATCCTTTAAATGCATCGATGATACCCATGACAATAGTAAGAGGGAATGCAACGAAACGACCGATTACTTTGAATACAGAGAAGAACTTCCCTAAAGTTTTGCCGATCTTAGATGTAGACTCGCCCACACCTTTTACGCCTTTGATAAAGTTTGTGAATGGTTGTACTATCTTAGCATTGAGTACTTTCTTGAGTTCTGCAAATGCACGTAGATCGCCAAATTTATTGACACCACGTAGAGACTTGAGAGTGTTATTGATTGACGCACCAAACGCCCTTACAGCATCACGTACTTTATCAATAGTCTGTACTACTTTTCCAGCAGCTGCTTGACCTACTAGTCTCCATCCTTCAGACACACGCTTAGTCCAATCTGCGAATGAACGAACATATTTTGTCAGATTTCCTAGAGTTTTATATGTACTACCTTTTAGAAACTGGCCAGTACCACGTTTCCCGAAGACATCACCAAGAGCATCGATGAAACGTGTGACTGGTGCGAAGATGCTTTTTAGTCGAGTAGAAATGTTCTTTACGATAGCACTTTCTTTGATAGATGTTGTAATACCTTTGACAATGTTACCAACTCTAGTAGTAACACCAGAAAACATGAGTTTAATACCATTTGTAATAGCAGCCGCAAATCCTGCAACAAAGCCTGCAATCGCCGCACCGATTCCTGCAACAATTTGAAGAACACCTTTAAGTTCAAAACTTTCCCTGTCGATACCACCTTTTTCTTTTTCCTTCTTATCGTCAGTCGCACCTTTTTTAGATTCTCGGCGAGACTCTTCCGAATCCAACAATCCTTGTTGAGTCATTTTCAGTTGTTCACGAAGAAGTGTGGCAATATCACCCAAAGATTCAGACGCACTAGACTGCTTAGAGATCATCTCTCTACTCTGAGTAGCGTTTTCTTCACGCAATCTAATGATTGCGTCTGTTACTTTGCCTAGGTTTTGTTCGGCCATTTCTTATTATCCGTGTTTCATCTGTTCTCGTTTTATGCGATCATTCTCTTCCTTCACCCATTCAACTAACATTGCAACGTAAATCTCCCTCTCCCACGGCATCATCATTTCAAGTTCGCTTAGACTGTAATGATGATGTTGCATTAACGAAAAGTTGGTCTTATAATGATTGACCAAATTATCGTGCGAGAGGTTTATGATAAAAAATCGTTTATCCCCTTCAGTGTATATGTGTTGGTTTCACCACAACTCATGCAAGGGTAGGTCACTTCTTTTTTCAAAGAAGGCAAGTCCTGTAAGAACTTAGACACTTCTTGAAACTGTTCGCTAGTCATCTGTTCGATGAACTCTTGCAATTCTTTCTCCGAAACATCTTTAGTATCGATGCGTTCTTCTTCAGTCTGAATAGCAGCCATGCACTTGGACAACATCGCAAATCCAAGTTCGGTTTCGTTACCTTCCAGATCAAGAGCAACAATGTCTGTATAAGAAGGATACTTCATTTCAACAGAAATAGTGTCTGTCAATGGAATGACATTACTTTTTTCAGGCATATCCACTTCTATTGAAGAGATCTCTACTTCTACTTCATTCTTGGTTTTACAACTAGAACAAGTTAACACGATAGTAGAAACTTCACCAACAGACTTTGAACGCACCTGAGTAAACAAGTATTCTATGTCGAAAGTTGTCAATGATTTTGTATCGACATCTTCGGTGATACATGCACTTAGGGTATCTACAATAGCACCTAGTGCCTGTTTTTGTTCGCCTGTTTCAAATGCAATCATCAAGACCTTTTCTTCTTTTACCAAGTAAGGTCGGTAAGTTATACTTTGTCCAGTCGAAGGGACTTTCGTTGTATAACTAGGTGATGTATTTAACTTAGGTAATGCCATGATATTCTCCAATAATTAACCAAATATTCCCAACACTCCGCCAAGTACAGATTGAACAACATTCTGTCCTTCAGAGATATAAGAACCAGGCTCACTTTCCCAGTCGGTGTAAGACAACTGTACAGAAAGTTCCATTAGTTCCGTACCATTGCCTATAGCTTGGTCTGTAAGAGTGGTTGGGTAACACTCTAATAATTTACATGTATATGTAGTTTCCTTTTTAAAAGCAATTCCCACATCAATCTCACCTTGACTGAAATCCACTGGGCCAAGGTCGGGAATCTTGTTTGATATCGCAGAAGGTATCTTATTCAGTCCACCAAGTTGTTTCTTAAACGCTGACAATCTTTGTCCCTTCTGAATAGTGGACAACTCTACAGGATATGTGTAATCGTCAAAATAACCGACTTCTTTGGTCACAGGATTGTGTGCTAATCCCTGCCATACTTCGAAGTATTGACGAATCTTGTGACTGTTAGTTACAATAAAGGTAAGACTAATATCAGTGGTCGCAAACCCATTTGCAATTTTTCTCATGGTGGTTCCGATCTGATAGTCTTGCGATACGATTTGTCTGCCAGGCAATGCCGCTGCAGTACAAAGTATATCTAATTCGTTGGGGTCA